CGAGGCTTTGACCGTGCCGTTCAGCGTCCAGACATTGTTGTCACGGCTTCACGTTGGGAAGACATCTACAATGCTGAGGTTATCGGTTCCTATGTTGTTGAGGATGGCAAGCAGGTTTGGAAGCCAGGATTGATCAGTGAGTGTAAGACCATCGTAGTAGACACAGCCAAGGCTATGCTCGATGACTATCTCAACGCTTTTGCTATTCAGCAAGACCCTAAACTGGGAACTAACTCATTGAAACGATATGGCGTGATGGGAGAATTGTTCAAGCAGTTTGTCGGCATTCTCCGTTCAAACAATTCAGACATCATCTTCATCTGTCACGACAAGGAGACACAGGAAGGAGATTACATCAAGCATTCTCCAGACTGTACAGGACAGAGCAAAGACTTGCTCATCCGTATTGCGGACCAGGTAGGTTACATCTGCAAGGAGAACGGCAATCGCGTCATCAAGTTCGAGCCACAGGACAATCGTGTTGGTAAGAATGTTGCAGACCTGCAGGACACTTGGATTCCAGCTTACGGAACAGAGGAGTTTGACACTTGCATGGCAGACATCATCAAGAAGGTGAAGAAAGCCATCGTGAATAAGTCAGACGCTCAGGCTAAGGCGCAGGAAGCCGTTGATGATGCCCGAAAGAAGCTTGCAGCCGTGGAGACTGTAGATGATGCAAATGCTCTCATCGAGGTTGCCCACGGATTGAACAAGATTCATCAGAAGGCATTCATGAATCAGATGATCAAGGAACTTGCTGTCAAAGGCATTGACTTTGACAAGAAGGGCAAGAAGTTCGTCAAGCATGAGGATGCAGCATGATGAAGCCTTTGATTAGAGTTACCCAGCTAGAGAGCTTCAGACGGTATATGTCTGGCGAATATGCTTATGTTACAGAGCAGGACGTTATAGACAATATCACTAAGAAGTTTGAGGGCAACGATTACACAAGAATAGGAACTGCCTTTCACTCCATCGTGGAGACTGGCAGTCCCCATTGCTTCAAGGAGCCGGAAGGTGTTCGCCATTTCACCTATTATAAGAAAGATAAGACAGAACCCGTTCCAAAAGGAAGAAGGTTCGTCTTTGATGAAGGTGAAGCGATTCTCGACATTCCACAATGCAAGGTTGCTTTGAAATACAGAAATGAGCATCCTGGCGCCTTTCATGAGGTTCGTGAATACAAGGATTTTGGCAATGCCGTTATCACGGGATGTGCCGATATGATTGACGGACTAGAGATAAGAGACATCAAGACTAAGTACGGACCGGTATCAGACAAAGACTATATAGATAGTTGCCAATGGCAGCTTTACCTAGAGTTGTTTGAAGCTGATGTGTTCCATTTTGACTTGTTTGTCTTTGAGGGCTACAATAAGGATAAGCACAAGGGAGACGTGAGAGGTCTCAAGCTTACTCCTTATGAGCCAGCAATCACTTGTTACAGATATCCAGGGATGGAAGACAAAAACCATGCATTATTGCGTGACTTCCTCAAATGGGTAGAAATGAGAGAATTATTACCATATTTACCATTAACAGAATCAGATGGCTAATACAATGACAGGAAGGGTATTGCTCATCGGCAATGTCGAGGAAATACCCAGCAAGAGCGGTGGAGAGCCGTTCAAAAAGAGAGTTGTGGTTCTTAACTGTACACACTCAAACTTCGGAGAGGTGTACGAGAACTACCCAAGTTTTGAGTTCAGCGGAAAGCATGTAGATGATCCTGCTGATTTTGCAGTTGGCGAGATTGTTACTATATCTTTTGCTCTTCAAGGTACCAAGTATCAGAAGAGTGCAAATGACCCGGTAAAGTATTTCAATACCATTTCGGGTTACAAGATAGAAAAGTATCAGAGAGGTGTCCAGACGCAGCAGCAAGCACCTCCACCACCGCAGCCGCAAGGAGTTCAGTCACCGGCACCGCAGCCGGGCAAAGATGATGATTTGCCATTCTAGTTATGATTTTCAATCTCAACAATGACAAGGACAGGGCAGACTACAAGGACTATTGCAATGGCCTTTACATGGATGCCCTGAAAAGCGGAAAGGGTTTTATCGTGGAGGTGAAGAAAAAACACCGTCCACGTTCCCTCGCCCAAAACAGCTATCTGCATGTGTGCCTTCAGTATTTCGCATCAGAGTTCGGCTACGATGAAGAATATGTGAAGTATAACATTTTCAAGCAGATAGTGAACAGAGAAATCTTTGCGAAGCAGAGAACAAATAGAAGAGGACAGCCTGTAACTTATTGGAGAAGCACGGCTGACCTTGACACAAAAGAATTAACAGACGCTATTGAGAAGTTTCGGAACTATTCAAGTATGGTTGCAGGGTTGTATATACCCGAGCCTAATGAAGAAGCAGCCTTGCTTGAAGCTCAGAAACAGATAGCATTATATGAAAAGTATTTATAATTATGAAATCAGATTTGAAAAATTATGTTCCTGAGAACATTGAGTTTGTATTGGAGGAAGGTGTAAAAGACATGTTCCCAATGGAGTTGGACTTCCTTGCTTTGACCGAGGAGAACCTTTGCGGAGAGAAGCCTTTGAAGAATAAGGCAGACATCCTTAAGTTTGTCGGAAAGCACTTCACGGCGACCTTCCCTGACAATGAGTTGGTTACACGTTTCCTCGATGAGTTCGAGAAGAAGAACATCAGAGAGGAGTATTGCACACTCGAAGAGAACGTGGTGCCAGCTCGCAAGCTGGAGTTGGAGGAAGCTTTGGAAAAAGCCAAGAAGATGAAGAAGGATGCAGAAGAGGCTTATGCTTCTGTCCTTATGGAAGTAGCCAAGTACGCTGCTGAGGTGCGCCAGGGAACTGTTGATATGCGTCTTAAGTCGAAGAACGTGTTCTGTATTGCATTGGCAGGTTACTATCTCGTATATAATTGGGATGCAAATACCGAGAAGTTCTTACTTGCAAAGGCTTATGCTATCCCGGACCGTTCTGAGATTTGGGCAAATGAGGTCAAGAATCGTGAGAGCATGAAAGAGGTCTTCGGATTGGAGTTCCCGGAAGAGGAGCAGCCAAAAGAAGAAGCTCAACCAGAGCAGTCTTCAGATGATGACGATGATGAATTACCATTCGGCGAGTAATGAAGTACACTCTTAGAAATTATCAAAAGCAAGCTAGTGATGCAGCCGTAAGGCTGTTCACTAGCAAGGCTGACAAGAACGGATTGGTTATCCTGCCTACGGGTGCAGGAAAGAGCTTGGTGATAGCAGATATCGCCTCTCGTCTGGAAGGGCCGCTGTTAGTATTTCAACCTAGTAAGGAAATTCTTCAGCAGAACTTTGCCAAGCTGCAAAGCTATGGTATCTTCGATTGCGGTTGCTATAGTGCCTCTGTAGGGTGTAAGGATATAAACAGAATAACCTTTGCCACCATCGGAAGCGTAATGAACCATATGTCAGACTTCGATTGTTTCAAGAACATCATAATTGATGAGTGCTTCCCGCATGATCAATATGTTAGTACGGAAAATGGGAAAAGAAAAATTGGCACTTTATATAAAGAGTTTAAAAGAGGAGTAAGATTGCCACTAGTTCTTTCTTACAATGCCGTTAGCAAGAAAGTAAACAAAAACAAAATTCTAGAAATACGCTGCAATGGAAAGAAAGATGTATATAAATACATGTTCTGCAAGAAGACTATCGAAGCTACAGACAATCATCCTGTACTTACACCTTATGGCTTTGTGCCAATAGGCATGCTAAAAGAGGGAAGTGTGGTTTTGTGCACGAATAATTATGGAGGTTATTCTTTCCCTATCCCAAATGACGACCAAATTGACTTTATTCATGGTAGTCTATTAGGAGATGGGAATTTAGATACTCTTAGAAAGACAAAGAATGTCAATCGCTTAAGATTTGTGCAAGGTGAAAAGCAGAAAGACTACCTTTTATGGAAAGCTTTGCTTATGAACATCAAAGATATTCAAAAAGTTGATAAGCAAGGATATTCGAGCACGACGATTTATCGTTTCAACTCTCATAGTATGATAATAGAAGATGAAGAATGTACAAAGAAGGCTGCTATTGACGCTCTTAATCCGAAATCTTTAGCTATTCTTTATATGGATGACGGATGTTTAGGAAAAGAAGAAAATGGCGCTACAATCTGCGCCGTAGCAGAATCTTTGGAACTTACAACTCGACTTGCAGATAAACTAAGGGAAATGGGTATTGATTGCGAGGCTAGAGAATCTAAAAGTTCATCCACACATAAAACCTACAACTATGTAGGGATTAGAAAGAATGGAGTTAGAGTTCTCAGCTCATTAATAGCTCAATATGTGCATCCTTCAATGTCGTACAAACTTCATAGTGCCTATAGAAGCAAGGCTGGCTCATATACATGGAATACCAATTTCAATAGTCTTGGCGGTACAGTATTAATGAGAAAGCTTTATCTTGGGAAAAAAGATGTGTATAATATGGAAGTAGAGAATGACCATACGTACATTATATGCAATGGAAGGTATGATAAGAATCATCGCACATTTGATGATGGGGTAATCGTTCATAATTGCCATTACGTAAACTCTAAAGCTGGGCAGTACAAGGAGTTCATAGAAGCGAAGAACAGACAGGTTGTTGGATTAACAGCCACGCCATACCGTCTTGATCGTGCCGAAGGAGGTTCCATCTTGAAGTTCCTCACGAGAGTAAGACCTAGAATATTTTCAAAGGTCATATATTGTTGTCAGATTGGAGAACTGCTTTCTAAAGGTTATCTCGCAGACTTGCATTATTACGATTTGACGACATTGGATTTAAGAAGAGTCAGAAGCAACTCCACCGGTGCAGATTATGATGAAAGAAGTCTCCTCGCAGAGTATGAGCGTAGTGGATTCTACGATAAGTTATCAAACACAGTAGTCAAGGTTCTGCAGACTAAAAGCGGTATTCCCAGAAAGGGAGTACTTGTATTTACCGCTTTCACAAGGGAGGCCAGGCAGTTGGTTGATAAGCTTCAATCACTCGGAGTCAATGCCGCCATCGTGACAGGAGAGACACCAAAAAAGGAGCGTGAAGCCATTCTCGAAGGATTCAAGAGGAGAGAAATAAAGGTTGTTGCCAACGTAGGTGTGCTGACTACGGGATTCGACTACCCTGCCCTAGACACCGTTGTTTTGGCACGCCCGACGAAATCTCTTGGACTCTACTATCAGATGGTAGGCCGCGCTATCAGACCTTTTGAAGGAAAGGACGGGTGGATAGTTGACTTGTCGGGAAACTATAGCCGGTTCGGAAATGTCGCAGACCTCTTTATTAGCAGACCTCCAGGAACCACGAAATGGGCGGTGTATTCCAGAGGAACACAGTTAACTAATGTCGTACTAAGATGAGCGTTCTAAATGAGCTTATTGAATATAAGCAAAGAGATTCCGCATTAGGAACTGAGTATTTAACTCTCTGTCCGCATTGCAGAAAGGGAGTATTTACACAAGAACCAATTTATGTAGGAAGTTTAGCTTGCCGTTTATGTGTTGATTTTGCGAACATGACGGACAAATATGTTACATGTAAATTTAAAAGAAATGTTTTCATTTTATAAGAAAAAGAAGAAATCTCCTTCTGCTCCCAAAAAGAGAAAGAAGAGTAAGCCGGATTTAGTCAAGAGACTAGACAAGGTATTTGCGTTGTATATACGTCTGAGAGACTGCATGCCAAGCGGCATGGGACAATGTATCAGCTGCGGAAAGATAAAGCCGTACAGAGAGCTTGATTGTGGTCATTTCTTCGGACGTTCCAACATGGCCACCCGATTTGATGAAGATAACTGCAATGCAGAATGTATCGGGTGTAACAGAGTGAAGTCAGACCATCTTATATACTACCAGGAGAATCTGATAAAGAAGATTGGTGTTTCCCGATTTTCTACCCTGCGAGAGCGTGCTCACTCCATCAAGAAATGGGATGATGACGAGTTAGAGAAAATGATTAAGTATTATACTAATGAAGTAAAGAGACTGAGTTATGAGAAAGGTATCACCGTTAATCTGTAAAAAATATAAGTCCCCAGTGTTTCACAACACCGAGGACTTGAACCAATTAAAATCCTATAAAGATTATACTTTAAAGGGATTTGTTTGCAAAGGTAATGAATTATTTTCAAATTTCCAAATAAATCCCAACAAAAAAAGCCTGCTCGCCAGCAGGCTAAAGAGAAACCCATACAATATTCTTTTACAGAATATAATGGAAAAAACTTACTGCAAAAGTACTAAAAAAAAATGAGATAGCCAAATATATATCTAAATATATTTTGGTATTTTTGAATATTTAAGTTAATTCTTTTGCATATATCAGACAAAATTCGTAATTTTGCATTAAGGAGAAACAATATAGTTATAAATAAAATATTATACAATATGGAAGAGACAGAATTTCTTAGAGATTTTGAAGGAATCAAGGACTACAGAACGTTCTTGGTAGGCTTGGACAAACAGTTCAAGTCGGCAGGTGTGTTGTATCGTGAGTTTAAGATTTTGGAAGGAATGGCTTTTATCGCTTTAAAGATTAGCCCTTCTATCCACAATTTTATCTCTAAGCAGCAAAGTGCTGTTTACAGTAAGTTACAGACCGAAGTTGACTCCCTGGCAAATAGTATAAAGCGAGGTAAGATATGCTTCATTAAGAACGAGGACTTGAACCAATAAGATTATGAAATATAATTGCATCAGAAATAGTGATTCTCCAGAAGTAATGAGAGCAAGGGTGAAGCACGGCATAGCTGCCTACGGCATCTACGTTGCTCTTATGCAACTATTGGAGGAAGACGAGGATCATAAGCTGTCAAAGGATTATTCTATGATAGCTTATGAGATGCGTGTTGATGTTTCCGTGGTGCAATCTGTAGTTGAGGATTTTGATTTATTCGAGGTTGAGGAAGAATATTTCTATTCTAAGGAACTTTCAGACACCATCGAGCAGGCAAGAAAAGTCAGCGAAGCTAGAGCTAGAGCCGGTCGTGCAGGTGGTGCAGCAAAGGCTAGAAATTTCGTAGCAAATGCTAAGGAATCTTCTAGCAAATGCCAAGCAAATGCTAGCGAATCTCTAGCAAATGCTAAGCAAATGCCAGAGTCCAAAGAAAGTTCCCCAAACCCTTCAAAGAATATATATTCCGTTCCTACGGAACGGGAAGATAATATAAAATTATCTTCTCCTTCTAGCGCGCGCACGAGGAAATCGAAACCGAAGGAGTTTACTATCTGCCACAAGGGAAGGCAAATATTCGAGAAGTATTACCAAGAACTCTATGACTCCGCCTATTATTGGCAACCCAAGGATGCAAAGGCTATGAACTCTATCCTAAAGAAGATTTCTTTTGCTAGAAGTCACAAAACAGTGCCGCTTCCGATAGATGACGAGAGCTTGCTTAAGGCATTGGAAGAGTTTCTACGTCGTATCGACAAGACTTGGATAATGAACAATTTTTCGGTTAACAAAATTGATTCTCAATACAACGAGATAGTATCAGAAATGAAAAATCATAGACAAAACGTAACAGACAATGGAAACAATACAAAGACAGGATGGAAAGCTCCAGACCACAAAGACACATCAGCGTATCGGTCGGGGTTTGGAGTTGCCGTTGGAAAATAGAGAAGTCAAGAACTTTCTTTACTATGCCTACAAACGAGAGGTAGAGAAAAGAAAAAGAACGTTCGTCTTCACTGACGAGCTAAAGGAAGCAATATCGAAAGTCGGGGATTTTCTTACTACAGAGACAAACTTTTACGGGCTGTTTATGCCCGGCAGTATTGGAAACGGCAAGACTACAATGCTAAAGGCTATTCGAGATTTGCTAGTTCATCTTGTGGACTCAAACAAGATTAGCTATTGCGAGGGTGACAAATATCCGCGATTCGTCAAGGCTAGAGATATGGCTTACATGATTCACGAAGACATAAACGAGTTCAGAGCAATCATGAACACTAAGTTTCTCTTGATTGACGATTTGGGTGCTGAGCCAACGGAGATAGTCACTTACGGAATGCACTACAAGCCGTTTGACGAGTTGTTGGACTATCGCTATGAGCAGATGCTGCCCACGATTATCAGTTCAAACCTAACGGCCATTGACATCGGACAGAAGTACGATGACCCAAGAATTGTAGATAGAATGCACGAAATGTTTGATATTTTAAGTTTTGAGGAGGCATCGTTCAGATGAGTTTAGAACAATCACCATATCAGAATCAGCCATTAGTAAATGACCCAAAGGCTGAGCAGTATGTTATCGGAAGTCTTCTTGTTGATCCTACCGCATACACTCTAGTAAGCCAGTATCTAGATGAAGACTGTTTTTACGACCCCATGTGTAGGGATATATGGAAGGCTGTTGATAATATGGGAAAGCAAGGTATGCCGATAGATGTCATATCTGTTTCTGCCGAGCTCAGTAAGCAGAAGTCGAATGTAACAGCATTGGACTTGATGAACATTTCGGCACAGATTGCATCATCTGCACATGTAGAATATCATGCCATCAGATTGCAGGACCTTGGTAGAAGAAGAAAACTCTGGGTTGTCGGGCAGCAGCTTTCCAAGGTTGGATTGTCGGAAGAGATTCTGACCGCAGATGCCCACCAAGAGGCTATAGAGAGTATCGGAGGAGTATTTGAGAAAGCAGATGGAGTGTTCACGCTCGATGATGCAATGAATAGTCTAAACGAGATAATGGTTAAGAATGCCACAGTTGGAGGTGTCACGACAGGAACCAAGACCGGTATGGAGAGATTCGATGAAAAGGGAGGTCTGCAGAAGTCTGACTTGATTATCGTAGCCGGTGAAACTTCTCAGGGAAAGACGAGCCTCGCACTTTGTATGACAAGACACGCCATCGAGAACGGAGCAAAGGTTGCTTTCTACTCTATGGAAATGACGAAGGAGCAGCTTACTGCACGTCTGCTTTCTGCCAAGACGAACATCCCGGCCAACAATATCCTCTATTCGGGCAGTCTGGCGCCAAGCGAGATAAGGATGATTGATGATGCTAGAGGAAAGTTGCCCGGAGAGAATTTATTCTTTGATGACAAGAGCACGTCAAATATAGATTCTATTCTTCTTTCCATCCGAATGCTTAAGATGCAGAAGGACATAGACGGAGCCGTAGTTGATTACTTGCAGATTCTTAACGTAAACTCCAGGAGTACGAGTTTCAGCAGGGAGCAGGCTATGGGTGATGCCGCACGAAGATTCAAGAACCTCGCAAAGGAACTGAACATATGGATCATCGCCCTAAGTCAGTTGTCTAGAGATAGTAACTGTCCGGAGCCGAATCTGAACCGACTGCGTGATAGTGGACAGATAGGAGAAGCTGCCGATGTTGTCATCCTAGTCTATCGAGCAGAGTATTACAACAGAGCGTACCCTGCCCCATTTGATAACAAGGACGATTATCCTACTGACGGAACGGCTATGATAGACGTTGCCAAGGGACGTAATATCGGAACGTTCAAATTCTTTATGGGATTCAACAAAAATACGACAAATTTTTTCAAGACAAATTTAATCAACGAAGAAGTGCAAGTTCCTTTCGAAAAGCCAGAAGAAGCAGATGCACCATTCTGATAATCAGATAGTTACAAAGTACTACGATTTAGTATTTTAACTAAAATAATCATTAGTATATTTGCATATATCAGAAAATTTTCGTACCTTTGCATATAGAAAGAAGGTAGTACTTTTGACTATTCAGAGCCTACCTTACAAGTTGAACCAATTAAAATTATAAAGATTATGAATACAAAATTAAACTCGCTTAACGAAAAGCAGAGAAAGTTGTGGGCAATAATTCGAGAGGCATTGA